CACGATGCTTGATGCAGAGCTTGTGTCGGAGATGCCTTTCCGTAGTTTCTGCCCGTTCCCCCTACCCCACCGCTTTTACGGCATGAGCCTGGCAGATGTCTTGTGCGACTTGCAGAAGACGATGTCGTCTTTAAAGCGCGGCGTAGTCGATCATTTGATGCTAACTACAACTTCTCGTTGGGTCGCCAACCTGTCTTTGGTTAAAAACCCAAGGGACTTGTTAGATAACCGGGTAGGTGCGGTGGTCGATGTGATGTCGCCGAACCCAGAAAGTGTGGTTAGGCCGCTACCAACGCCGCAATTGAACGGCAATGTGTATAGCGCTATCGAGAATTTCGAGGTAGAGAAAGAAGCGCGCAGTGGCTCTAGCCGGATGTCTCGCGGCATGGACAGCACGGCAATTAGCAAACAGAACAGCAGCGATCTGATCAACACGTTTATGAACGCCAGTAACCGGCGGATCATGGTGATGTGCCGCAACTTCGCTGAAAACTTCTTAAAGCCCTTGCTGCAGGACGTTTACAAGCTGGCGGTTGAGTACGAGAACGAAGAGAAACTGTTGCAGTTAGATGGGCAGTTCGTGCCTGTTAACCCGGCGTTCTTAGGCGATCGGACTGAAATGACTGTCGCTGTGGCGTTGACGCCAGAAGAGCAAATGGCTGAAGCGCAAAAGTTGCTGACTTTGGACACGCAATTTACGGCTAACCCTGCAGACCCAACCGTTGGCGGGTTGTATGGGCAGCAACAGCGTCACGCCCTACTCACTAAAGCATTCCAGCTTATGAACATCAAAGACGGTGCGGCCTTCCTGGTTGATCCGAACAGCCCAGAGTTCCAGCAGCAGATGCAGCAACAGCAGCAGCAGGCTGAAGAAGCGCAGGCGCGGGCTGAAGAGGTTGAGAAGTTCCAGGCGGGTATGACGGCACGCCAGGTATCGGTTATGGAAGGCCAGCTGGAACTGGATGTGGTCAAAGAGCAGAACCGCATGCTGCTTGAACTAGAGAAGCAAGAGCACACGGAGGAAGAGCGTGAAGCGCGGTTGATGCTCGACACCGAGAAGCAGATCCATGAGATGGATCGAGATATTGCTGAACTGGAAATCGAGAAAACCCAAAAGAGGAACGTGAGCATTGGCTGATCCAAATAGATTCGATGCGTTCATTGCGAACGCAAAAGCGAAGAAACAGGGAAAACCGGATTACGCGGAAGTCTTGAAAAACTTCAACGCCGGGAAAACTGCAAAAACTGAAAAAGTGGAAAAAGCCGAAAAAGTGGAAAACGTAAAAAGTGAAAAAGACGAAAAAGTGGTGCCGGACGTAAAAGCGGAAAACACAAAAACTGAAAAACTAAAGCAACCCACCGAGGACTTTTTATCGTGAGCGAACTTGAATCTATGGAAATGCATGAAGTGCAGCAGGACGCAACCGCAGCCCAGGCAATGCTGAGCAGTGAGGTTTTTAACAAAGCGTTCCAGTCAATGAACCAAGGCATTGTCGATGAAATTTTGCGGACACCGCCAGAAGCGCAAGAAGAGCGCGAGCGGTTGTATGCAAAGTTCCAGGCAGGCCAGTTATTCGTGCAGCAATTTGCCACTCTTATCAACAACTTAGAGTTGCGTCAGCAACGAGAAGGTGATTAGAATGGCGGAAGAACAGACAGATTCGGCAGAACAAACCCCCCTGGACTCTGCCGAAGCTACAACGATTGAACGATTGACCGCCCTTCTGGAGTCCGAACAGGAACAACCAGAGGGTGAAACATCCGAAAATCAAGAGGCCGATGAGGCCGACATAGTAGACGCCGAGTTTGAAGAAGCGCCCCAGGAAGACGAAGCAGAAGCCGAGGAAGTCGAACAAGACTCAACCGATGACGCTGAAGCGGATGAACCTGCAGAGCAGACGTTCGAGGTAGACGGGGAAACCCTTACTGCCGATGAACTAAAGCTGGGTTATCTCCGACAAAGTGACTACACCAAAAAGACGCAAGGCGTAGCTGAGCAGCGGAAGGCACTGGATGCCCAATCCGAACAAGCAGAAGCCACCGTAAATGCGTTGCTGTCAGCAGCTGGAGCAGACCTTTCGCGCTTTCAAAACGTGAATTGGGAGCAGGCAGCGGTTGACAACCCTGATCAGTATAAAGCGGCCAAGGCGGCTTTTGAGCAAGCTCAGTCCACTTACAACTTAATTAAGTCGCAAGCGGAACAGTACCAGGCTCAACAACAGCAACAGATAGACGCAGCGCAAAAGCAAGCCGCTGCTGACTCTCTGACTGTTTTGAAAACCAACATACCTAACTGGAACAACGATCTGTATTACAAGATCGGTGAGTACGCTCATGGCATCGGTGTTACGGCGGAAGAGTTTAACCAAATCTCTGACCATCGAATGATTACCGTGCTCCATAAGGCTATGCAATTTGATCAGGCAAAACTGGTGACGGCGAAAAAACAAGTGAAACCGTCAGCGAAAAAAACTTTGTCTGGCAGCAAGGCAGATTCGACGAAAGCCGTGCAATCGGAAAGCTCGCGAAAAACGCGAGAGAGATTGCGAAAAACGGGAAGAGTTGAGGACGCTGCAGCAGCCATCTTGAATAGGATGAAATAGTCATGCCAACAGTAAGCGGCACTCTCCAAACCTACGCCCAGGTAGGTAAAAAGGAATCATTTGAAGACGTTATTTACGACATAACGCCTACCCAGACTCCTTTTGTTAGTTCGATTGGCACCTCAACTGCCGATGCAACGCTACACCAATGGATGCAAGACTCTCTTGCCGCCGTCGGCACCAACGCGTTGGTTGAAGGCGCGGACGCAGGTACGGCCTCTACCGTTACGCAAGTGGTCAAAACTAACCACACGCAGATCTACGGCAAGGTAGTGCAGGTATCCGGTACTGCACAGGCCGTTGGAACGTACGGTCGCTCTGACGATTTAGCTCTGGCGATTGCCAAGGCCGGCAAGGAACTGAAGCGCGACATAGAACATTCGTTTGTGGGCGCGGCTACATCAGGCACCGCTGGCAACGGTTCTACTGCACGCCAACTGACATCTGCGATAAGTCAGATTAGCTCAACGACCACTAACACTGCAGGGTCGAACCGCACATTTACAGAAGCCCTCTTATTAGATGTGTTAGAAAAATGCTACAACGAAGGTGGCGAGCCTAACCAGGTTCAAGTGACTCCGTCACACTCCACAATCGTTGCAGGCTTTGCAGCTACTTCTGGCCGTCAGCGTGATTTCGCTACTGGCACGGCGCTGGTTAATAATATTGATATCTATATTAGCCCCTTCGGACAGGTGGGGGTCACCGTTAATCGCTTCCTGCAAGCTAACACTGCCTTGGTGCTCGATACTGAGTATTGGTCGCGCGCAGTGCTTCGCCCAATGCAAACGATTGAGTTAAGTGTCACAGGCGACAGCGATAAAAGACAGATGCTCACCGAACTGACACTAGTTTGTGAAAGTGACATTGCGTCAGGAAAGATCGACGCCTTAACGGCTTAAAAAATCGCTTCTCTCCTAAGCGTTTTGCTCCCCCTTCGGGGGGAGTTTTTTTCGAGGTGTTTTTATGTCTGATCTGAAAACGATCATCCAGCACGACGAGTCTGACGATAAGCTACACATAGCGCATACCGAAGACATTCAACCCACGCTCGACAGTAACGCGCGCGCGCGAGCCGAAGGCGACAAGCACTCTAAATGGGGTGATTGGAACCGGGTCGCCAGCATACCTCCTACCGTTGCTATGCAGTGGATGCAAGAAGGCATCAACGTTATGGCGCCGAACAGCGAAGATCAGGCGCGCATTAAGAAAAAGTTAAACAGTCCTGAGTATGCGTACCTGCGCACCAGGGGCGGTCGATTATGAGTCTTACCACGTTTGACGGCCTGAAGGTGTCAGTCGCGGATTGGCTGAACAGAGAAGACCTAACCCTGGTCATACCCGACATGGTCGCATTAGCGGAGAACCGAATATTCCATGAGCTTCGCGCTCCGATTAACGAAAAGACCGCTGACTTAACGTTAGGCAGCGACGGCTACGCAACCATCCCTACAGATTACTTAGAAGTTAAAGACCTATTTTGGAACTACACTCCATTATCTCGCGTGTCTCTAACTCAGTTACACAGCTACCAAGAACGCACTGGTGCAGCGCCAGAATATTTTGCGCGCGAGCAAGCAAAGTTCCGCGTGTTTCCCATACCCACACAAGTGGCTGGCGACACCCTGCGCATGATCTATTACTTCACACCGCCTAACCTCTCAGCAAGCAGCGCCACTAACTCAATATTTCAAACCGCTCCAGAGCTTTATCTTTACGGCACGTTGGTCGAAGCCGCTAATTATTTAGGCAGTGACGGTTCTCGTTGGGAAGGTGCATATCAAAACGCCATGGGTCGTGCTTTGCAGCACGCCAAAACAAGTGAATACGCTGGCGCATCAAGCCAGGTGCAAGCGGGGTACTAAATCATGGCCTCTTTTTTTGAGCACATCGGAACTGACGTACAAGATATTGCCGACGCCGACGCGCAAGCCGCGCAAGCAGCAGCAGAGGCCGCACAAGCAGCAGCCGAAACTGCGAAGGCTGGCGCAGAAAGCGCAGAATCTAACGCCGCGACTTCCGCGACCAACGCTGCAACTTCTGCGACCGCCGCAGCGGCCTCCGCGACTTCGATCCAGAATCTAAACACCTCAACAGGCGCTGCGGGAACGAACGTATCGTTCGACGGCTCTACTAATACAATCACTGTGCCGCGTGGCGACACTGGCGCAACCGGCGCACAAGGAGCAACGGGAGCAGCCGGAGCAGACTCGACTGTTGCTGGGCCACAAGGGCCACAAGGCATACAAGGCCCAGCCGGACAAGACGGAGCAGACTCGACTGTTGCTGGGCCACAAGGGCCAGCCGGAGCAGCCGGTGCAGACTCTACCGTCGCTGGCCCCCAAGGCCCACAAGGAATCCAAGGTGTTCAAGGGCCAGCCGGACAAGATGGACAAGATGGTGCAGCCGGAACGACCTTCGACAC